TTATATCAGCATTAACAATGTTTGTTATTGTATTGTTGTCAGAGTCTATGCTTTTGTTTGTAACTGTAGCAGTTGAAGTTGCTGACAATAATTTAGCATTACCCCCAGAACTAGGTAGTGTTAAAGTATTTGATGCACTTTCTGAGTGTGGTGCACCAATAAGAGTTTGTGCATGAGCATTTGAACTTTCACAATAGAACTTAATCTGTGATACAGCACCACCATCATTTTTAAGATCAATCAAACCACCTGCAATAAACAGATCATGTGGTATGGATACATGACCACTTGCATCTTCAAACACTGCCTTATCAGCAGGATATGTCATAAATATAGTTCTTGTACCAGATGACCAGTTTACAGCACTATTTGAGTTAGAACTTGCTAATATAGTTGTCCTGGCTAACGTAGTTCCAGAAGATGTAAATGTACCAATACCAATTTCAAAGTCAGTATTGTCAGTACAACAATAGTAAGTTGTATCGCCATTATCAAGATTAGCAGTAAAAGTCTCAAAACCAGTTACAGCACCAGCTAACGTGTATGTTCCAGTGCCTGTCGTGGTTGTAGTTTCTTTTACTCTATCATGTATCTCTAAAGCCATTACTTCAGCTCAATACTCAAATTTGTTGCGTTTATTCTAAATATATCATTTTGTGCAAGAGTTTTACTTGCATCCAAAGCACCTACAAACAGTATGTTACCACTTGAACTTGCGTCTGCAATAATCACATGAGTTATTGTGACGTTGCCACTGTCTGTCTTTGCAGGAAACTCAATCGCACTTGTGTTCTTTGCTGTCTGTGTATCTGTTGAGTCAGCACCTATTGTTGTCCAACTAGCTGCTGCTACTTGCTGTCTAGCGTATCCACTAAAACTTGCTTCTGTTACTGAGCCAGTTTCAGCCGCAGATACTGCTGTACATAGTCCAACATATATACTGTCACCTGGACTTGAGAAACTAAGAGAATTATTTTTAAATAAAAAATGTAATAATCTTCTCTCTAAATAGTTGGTTGCTGCATTTGAGGTTGCCATAATTTATCTCCTATGTCCTTGCTCTTCTAGGTAATCCTTGCCTATAAGCATCAGCATTTTCCCTAGCCTCACCTAAATCTTTTAATCTCATAAGTTCTTCATTAAATCTTTTTTCATACAAAGTCAAAACGTCTGGCTCACCTTTCATAAAAATATAACTCTCATAAAGCGATCCGTAAAGCAAAGCATTACGAGCATTTTTACTTAACCATGTTGTTGTTGTATCACTTGATATAGCAGATATGGCAGATGAAGCACCTGTTGTGCCACCTGTCACTGTTTCACCACTTGTAAATGCTGTTGTAGGCACAATGATTGTTAACTTGTTTGTACTGTCGTTTTTACTTTGTATTGTAGCTGTAGCACCACTAGAAGCACCTGTTATAATCTCATTGACAGCAAGACTAGAAGAAGATGCAACTGTTAATTCAATTGTACTGTCTGCTAAACTTGTTGGTCTATAATAATAATGTAATTCTACAGAGTAATTACTGTTAGGTGTTGGTGCGAGTATAAAATTATCTACATCAAATCGTGCATAATACTTTGGTGCACCAGTAGTAGAACTGTTTGGATTATACTCTTGTATAAAATTTACATCTTTTTCTAACAAAAACTCTATATTGCTAGAGTTTGTTATAGATAAACTAAAAGAAGCTAAATAATCATCTGGCACAGATAAAAATCTATCTGATGATGTTGTAGCACTTGTTACATTTTTACGAAATACTTCAAAGTCAACAGATTTAAATATTCTGTTTTCTGCTGCTCTTATAAACTCCCTGAGATTATTTACAAAAGTTGTTTCAGTATTCTCAGAATAATCTTGTATGGTTGATTTTAATGTTGTTAATGTAAAACTCATTAAGCCTCCAATGTGACAGGGCCTGCTGAAGCAATCTTGCCACCACCTCTTATTGACCCTACAGTTGCAGTATCTGAAACTGTTATGGTGTAATTATTTGTATCAACAACACTAGCAATAGTAAAGCCAGATGAATTTTCCATTACTGATTTTGTTATACCATCAAAAGAAACTACGTTTCTAAATCTAACTGTTTCTGATGCAGATCTACCATGACTTTTTTCTGTTACAGTTACTGTACTGCTTCCAGAACTACCTGTTTTAAATGGATCAAGCTCTAATAAAACTTCAATAGCTGGTTCTGTTCTTTCTGGTCTTGCGTCACGTAAAGCCTCTGCATCTGCTTTTTTTGGTCTAGGATCAAGTTGTGGATGTTTTTCTTCATACTCATCCTTACCAACAAGCAAACCATTCCATTCTTTTCGTGTATCTTTGGTACGATACCTAAAACCAGAACGATCTGAAATTACATAAGCATCACTTCCATTTGCATACTTTGGCATTATCCAACCTTATAATAAGATAAACTAGGAGTTATGGTAAAAGATGATCTATCTCTATCTTCTGCCATAGCTCTATCAAATTCTTCTTCATAAGACGCTTTTAACAATTGTATTCTCTCAGGTGCTTTTTTAAGAGATATGTAATAAGCTAAACCCGCAGCTAAACAAGGATAAAACCTAAAAGGCACCTCTAAAGTATTTTGCATAGTGTCAGCATCTTGTATTCTTGTTAAAGCATCATAGTGTATAACATCTGTGCTATTCTCTGGAGCCGGCCATATTTTTAAATTAGGTGTGATTTGTCTATCTAAAAAATACTGTGTCGGTCTTCCTGTCGTTGTTTTTGTTGGTATAGATAAATAAGTATCACGACTTATACGTGACATATTAAAATCTGTGCCACTTCTTCTCACAACAACAGAAAGTATATCAATTACATCTGTGCCTAAACTATAATCTACATCATCTGCTGTAAGTGCTTGAGTTCTTTGAACAATTGTCCATTGATTAAGTCCACGATTAGCCCACTCAGCTAACATTAAATTAAGTGATCTTTTTGCTGTTTTAAGATCGTAACCTGTTCGTATTTCTAAACCACATCTTTCATATGCTTCTTCTATATAATCATCAACTGCTAATTCAAAATCGGTAGAGCTTGATGTTGTCATGTTTACCTCAAATCGTTTGCGATACGAAAATTAAAACTACTGAACATAGTTGAGCGATAGCTAATACAACTATCGCCCATATTTTTTGGTTTAAAGATTTAATGTCCTCACGTAAATGAGCAAGATGATTATTCTCAATAGTATGTAATCTTTGATTGATAACCTTTATATCACCTTGTAATTTTGTAGACATTAATAACCTTTTCTTACTTGCATAATGATTGTGTAAGTATCTGCACTAGAATGTCCAACAGTAGTAAACTTAATATCGCCTGTTTTACCACTACCAGAATTGTTCGGAATACCACCAAAAGATGTATAATCGTGATAACCAGATTGATTTTCTCCTAGTTGTATTGCTAATACATCAGATGTAGCATCAAAAAGAATACTAACTTTCATACCTGTACACTGCCACCATATTTTTTCTATAGTTGCATCTGTACAAGCACGTCCACTTGCATCACCTTCTAAAGCACTTACATCAACTTTTGTAACGGCACTTTCACCTGTGCCGTCACTTATGTTAGTAAATTTTAAAACAGCCGTCTTTAAGCCATCTTGTATGGTTTGACTTGCAACTGTATCAGCCATGTTACCCTCCTAAAATACAGAGTATTCTATTTCGAGAGTACCACGAAAAGCTGTTAAGGCTGTGTCACAAGTTGAACCTGCTCCCATATATAAATGCTTACTAGCAATAGCTGCACTGATATTTGGTTCAAATACATGATATGTACCAGCAGTTGCATCTAAATCAATATCAATCTCTGTTACTGAGTCAGTTGCTGAAATTCTTGGATTAAATGATGCAACACCAGCACCCACAATTTCTGTACCAGAAGATATAGCAGTATTAGTTGCTGTACCTGATGTGGCACTAAGTTGTAAGTTAGCTAATGAATTAGCATCACTTGCCGCAGCAGTTGTAATTCCAAGAACTACCTTGTGAATGAAAAATTTACTTGCTGTTACAAGTGCATCTGGGTGATCTGTGTTAAGTTCACCTATTTCAACAAGAACATCATTGTCTGCATAAGTTGTGTCAGCAGCATTAGTATCTGCTAAACTTACAGCAAATGTTTGAATTTTTCTTGTTCCTAATGAAATTAACTGTCCAGTTGAATTAACAGAAAAACCAGTTTCTGTAATAGCACCAGTAGTCGAGCTTTCATTTATTACTTTGAAACCACTCTT